TTTCTGAAAGAGGTATTCGCACCAACGTCACACTTATCTTCAGCATGGCACAAGCAGTTCTTGCTGCTAAAGCAGGGGCAACATATGTTTCTCCTTTTGTTGGAAGACTTGATGATCAGCAAGTTGCCGGTCTTGAAGTCGTTCGTGGTATTGTTGATATCTATCGCATTCATGGAATTCAAACTCAAGTCTTGTCAGCATCAATCCGTAGTGTTCATAGAGCATTGAGGTCTTGGTATAATGGAGCACAAATCGTTACAATGCCACCAAAGGTTTTTGACCAGATGTATAATCATATTTTAACTGATAAAGGTCTTGAAATTTTTGATAATGACTGGAAGTCGGTAGAATCAAAACTCTAAAAGGTTGTCAATGAAAGTAGGTATTATAGGTCTTGGTAGGATGGGAGAGGGTATGTCTCGCCGTCTTATTAAAAACGGACACGAAGTATGGGGTTATAGAAACAACTATGAAAAGGCTTGTGAACAATATGAAAAAGGTTATATTAGTGGAGTTACCACTTCTCTGGAAAGCCTTGTTCAAATGATTCATAGTTACAAGTCTGTTTCTGAGAGGAAACCTGGCGTCTTTATGATGGTTGTACCAGCAGAAACCGTAGAGGATACCATTAATGACTTATTACGATATTGTCGTGAAGGCGACATTATTATTGATCATGGCAATTCCAATTTTAAAGACTCTAGACGCAGGGCACAACGGTTATCTAAACTTGGCATCGCGTATATTGACTGTGGTACTAGTGGTGGTGTTTATGGTCTGGAGCGTGGATACTGTCTTATGGTTGGGGGCGGAGATACTGCAGTCGCCTCTTGTGCGCCAATTTTCAATGCCCTCTCACCAGGTATCTCTGCCGCCGAACGTACACAACCTAATGACTATGTTAGGCAGTCTGAATTAGGTTGGCTGCACTGTGGGGGCCCTGGTGCTGGTCACTTTGTAAAGATGGTTCACAATGGAATCGAATACGGAATCATGCAAGCATATGCCGAAGGATTTAATATTCTCCACGAAGCAAACGCAGGTGCCAAGTATGTCAAAGCAGGAGATGCAGAAGTCGCCCCAATGGACAACCCTGCCGATTATCAGTACGACATTAATGTTGCTGAAGTGGCTGAGCTATGGCGTCGTGGTAGCGTGGTTGGTTCTTGGTTACTTGATCTTACCGCTGATGTTCTACGGCGCGATCGAGAGCTTGGCAAGTTCGATGGGGGAGTTAGCGACAGTGGTGAGGGTCGTTGGACTGTTCACGCTGCTGTGGATCTTGGCGTACCCGCTCCTGTCATCAGCAGTGCGTTGTGGGCACGTTTTGAGTCGCGCCGTCTTGGTGCTTTCGCAGCCAAGGTTCTAAATGGTATGAGAGCAATGTTTGGTGGTCATGATGTTAGGTGAAGCACTCAAATGGATTGCAATACCGTTTGTACTGGCCACGGTATATTTCGGGATACGAAAAGGTGATAATGACTACTACGACTCGGACGACTATGATGGAAACGGAACCGCACACTGAAATACTTACTTACCAGATAGTAATCTTCGGTGCTACTGGAGATCTGGCAAAGAAAAAACTAATCCCTGCTCTGTATAAACTACATCAGAAAGATTTACTTCCAATTAATCTTGTGATTGTAGGGACATCTCGCAGAGCAATTGCTAAACAAACATGGGTGGAATCTTTGGGAGAGTATCCTGAAGACTTTCTCCATCGTCTGGATTGGATTAGCACTGATCTGGATAATCCAGAGTCATTGAAAAATCTACCAGATGCAGATGATTCAACTTACTTCTTATCCGTACCCCCAGAACGATATGAGAATGCTATCATCAATCTCAAAGAAGCAGGACTCCTCAACAACCCAGAACTCTCGCGTGTTGTTATTGAGAAACCCTTTGGGCACGATTATAAATCTGCTGATCATCTATCAACTGTGGTTGCTAGATGTCTACGCGAGAAACAAGTATATCGCATTGACCATTATCTCGGCAAAGATACTGTCAATAATATTCTTGCTACACGGTTTAGTAATATTCTTCTTGAACCACTCTGGAATCGCCAGTATGTAGAAGAAGTGCAGATCTTTGCTTCGGAGACCATTGGTTGTGAGGGTCGTGCCCAGTATTATGAGACCGCTGGTGCTGTCAGAGATATGCTACAGAATCATATTCTGCAAGTTCTGGCATTGATTGCTATGGATCCTCCAAGCAAAATGTCAGCAAAAGAAGTCAGAAGAGAGAAGACAAAAGTTTTATCCGCTACTAGACTATCAGAGAACATTATTCTTGGACAATACGATGGCTACCGTAACGAAGAGGGCGTTGATCCTAACAGTGGTACTCCTACCTATTTTGCTGGTACTTTATTCGTCGATAACTGGCGTTGGGAAGGAGTTCCTTTTAACGTAATGACAGGAAAGAAACTACCATACCAATGTGTGGAGGTAGTAATCAAACTTAAAGCACCACCGCTAAAACTCTATGAAGGTGAAATCAACGATCGTATTGTCATGCGTCTACAGCCTAATCCTCATCTTGACATTAGGATGGATATTAAATCTCCTGGGCTCAATGATAATCTTGAATTGGCTACACTCACTCACGACTACCCCCAAGATAGAGCAATCGACGGATATGAAAAACTCCTCTATGATGCTATAAATGGAGACCAATCGCACTTTGTCCATGTCGATGAAGTTATGGAAAGTTGGAGGATTGTAGATGACCTTCTGTGTACTGGTGATAGTTGTCCAATTCGTACTGTCCCTTACATCTACTGTGGTGGATGGGGTCCAGAGTACAAAACACACATGATAACTGTTTGGGATTATCCAGCATGATACATCACGTACAATTATTCGTTAGACATACTATGGAGAATCCACTTGCTCTAGCAGTAATGTCTTTTGCTTTAGTCTTTGTTCCCATCCTAGGAATGTGGGCAGTTCATAAATATAGATGGGAGCACTGGGAACCTTTTCATAGGAGCCACAAATGAATCCAATCATTCTAATTGGTTGCTTTACTCCATTAGCAATTATTTTCATAGTGATGAAACTTGCTGTTTGGATTGAAGCAGTAAACGAGGAGACTGATTATGTCAGAAAAGAACCTCTACGAGAACGAGGACCCTTCTTGGAAAATCCATATGCAGACGTTGATGCGGAGGAAGAAGAATTTGGAGATCGCACAGACTATCAATGATGCTCTGTATGAATGGTATTCAGAGCAAGGTAGAGATGTTCCAGAATGGAAACGAAAAGATCCAGACTGGTGGATTAAATACCTAATTAGTTTAGGAATTGATCCAAAGAATCCATGAACTTATTCTTGCGTCCACTGACTGATGTTAATGACCCTGTGTGGAGTGTGATCTTCTCGATCGTATTACTCCTAATCGGGGTCTTTTATGTTGTCGCCTATATACTGGGAATTGATAAACAAGAATATGGGAGCAATGACACCCCCGAGTCGGAAGAGTTGTTACAACTTCCGAGTGATCAGCATAGATAGAGTGCTGGATGGAGACACGATCGATGTCACGATCGATCTAGGTTTTGACCTTTATAAAAAAGAAAGAGTTAGAGTCGCTGGTGTGGACACGCCAGAGAAAAGAACCAAAGACCTAGAAGAAAAAGCACTGGGATATGACGCAACCAACTGGCTTAAGGACAAGCTTGAAGGTGCTATCTCTGGCGACAATGATCTCGTTATTCGCACTGAACTTGTTGGTGGTATGGGCAAGTATGGGCGTCTTCTCGGGTGGCTCTACATTGGAGACGCCGAACTCTCCCTCAATGAGCAAATGATTACAGAAGGCTACGCTTGGGCATACGATGGTGGAACCAAGCAAAAGAACTTTGAAGAACTACGAGAAATCAGACGTACCAACGGAACTCTCGTTGAGTAATCAATATATTATCAGCATGTAAAGATATACTTATTAAATCGTAATATAATGTAACACTATTTTCTGCTACATAGCTTATAATCTGTGTAGCATGGAGTTACAATATGTACGGATTTTATATGCTGGTAGTGTTCGTTGCCATATTAGTAGCGATTGCTGGCGTAGATGAAACCTTGAAGATCTTTGCTTACGCGGATCTACAAATTAGATATGCGTTCATCCGACTTCAGATGAAGTGGATGGGTTGGAAACTTAAGAGGCAACTTATTAAGGACACCAACAACTTTGAAAAGTTCCTCAAGGAGTATGACAAATGAACGACAAAGAGATGTCCGACCTTTCCATAGAAAGGAAAGAATGTCCCAAGTGTGGTGCTTTGTGGATCAACGGACAGCACTATTGGTCTGGCACAGGAAAGAAAGGAAATGAGTTGGATCTTGCTGGTCTGGTGTGCAATAAGCTTGGTGATGACACTTGTATCAATCCTTGCCGAGGGCAAGATGGTGGCGTCACCTGGAAAAAAAGACTTGAGGAACTGGAACAGGATCATCCAGCAGAATAAATACCAGTAGTGAACTAGTATTGTTGTGGCATCTGATCAGATTTATCTTGGCAATCCGCTTCTAAAGAAAGCAAACGTCCAGCAGGACTTTACCAAGGAACAAATTGCAGAGTATGTGAAGTGTGCTAAAGATCCAGTATACTTCACCAAGAATTATGTACAGATCGTTTCACTCGATGAAGGTCTGGTGCCATTCAAGATGTGGGATTTCCAAGAGGAGTTAATTTGGAACTTCCACAAAAATAGATTTAACATTGCGAAGCTACCTCGTCAGACTGGAAAGTCTACGACGGTGGTTTCGTATTTGTTGCATTATGCGTTGTTTAATGACAGCGTTAACATTGGTATTCTCGCCAACAAAGCAAGTACCGCAAGGGATTTGCTCGGTCGTCTACAGACTGCTTACGAAAATCTACCAAAATGGATTCAGCAAGGCGTGATATCATGGAACAAAGGTAGCATGGAGTTGGAAAATGGCAGTAAGATATTGGCAGCTTCTACATCTGCGTCTGCTGTCCGAGGCATGTCGTTCAATATCATCTTCCTCGATGAGTTCGCGTTCGTCCCTAATCACATCGCTGAATCGTTCTTTGCCTCTGTTTATCCTACTATTACTTCTGGTAAAAGCACGAAAGTAATTATCATTTCTACCCCACAGGGTATGAACCACTTCTACAAGTTGTGGACTGATGCACAGAATGGTAAGAACGGATATACGTGGTCGGAAGTACACTGGTCACAGGTGCCAGGCAGAGATGATAAGTGGAAAGAAGAAACAATCAAGAACACATCCGAGAGACAGTTCACACAAGAGTTTGAGTGTGAGTTCCTTGGATCGGTTGACACATTGATCTCGGCTGCAAAGTTGAGAGCACTCACATTCATTGACCCAGTGAAGCGTAGTAATGGACTCGACATTTATGAAGAACCAAAGAACGGTAACGAGTATCTTTTTACAGTTGATGTTAGTCGCGGCATTGGCGGAGACTATTCTGCTTTCATTGTTTATGACATTACTACGGTTCCATATAGGGTAGTAGCAAAATATAGGAACAATGAGGTTAAGCCTATGTTGTTCCCAAACATTATTAATGA